TTAGGACGTTAATTCTTCAACAATATTACCAAAGAAATCTCCACTTGTTCTTTGAGATCTGCTCGAACCATTTATTCTAAATGGTGCGCCTGGTTCTTCAACAATATTAATTTCACCTACCTTTTCTAAGTCAGGTTCAAAATCTAATTCTACACTTTTTAGTGCATCTTCAATATTACCTATAACATCAGGAAACTTACCTTCTTCAATTATTTGTAAAGGGTCAATCTGAGGAAATGAAACAGGAAATCCTTTAACTACAAAATTACCGCCTATATCTTGAATATTGGGGACAAGTTTACACAATTGATCTAAATCATTACCGACAGAATTTAAAATATCTACAACATTGTCAATATCTACATCAACATCCTTATACTTGTCCTTAAGATCATCCAGATATGTGACGGCGGCGGCGCCTGCCAGCCCCGTTTCAATAAGTGTTGTAAGTTCCTGAGGCAGGGAAAGTGAAGGCAATGAGGGAATTTGTCCCTCTATTAATTGTTTTGCAAGTTTAACTTTCTGAGCAATAGAAGCACCGAGTGTTGCCTCGACAAACCCAGGAACACTTGCAATACCCAAAGGCAATACTGTCAAAGCCTTATCTGCAACCGACAAAAGGTTGTCAATTTGTTTTGTAAGATCCTGAACTGACTGTGCTGGTCCGCAACTCATTTTTATCTCCTTAGTTTAAATTAATCGCCGTTGCGGTGACACTGAAAATACCTGTTGATGATATTCCAAATACCCCGGTATTCATTGAGAGAGCACCGCTATTCCAGGTAGTTGCCGCATGTTGATATGATGCCGCCGCCGAACTTACAGCTAGTGTGCCTGTCGAAACAAAACTTGTAGCAAGTGTAGAATTTGTAGCAATAGTTCCTGCTTGCAAAGCAACTTTACCCGTAGTGGCACCACCAATGTTAACATCACCGAGAGTCATTATTTTAATATCACCTATATCGCCAAGTATGGTGACACCAACAGATGCTGATACTGAAACTGATCCAACCGTGCTACTAATATTATAATTTTTATTTACAACCAACGCTTTATCACCAAGACTTGTTTCTGTATCTGTTCCTGCTCCTGTAACACCCAAACCATTTTTAGCCGCGACACGAACACCTCGGCTACCTTCGATGTTCAGGCTATAATCTGACATAACCTCTCTTACGTCATTACCCTGAATCTTTGTATGTTCTGTTCCTCGAACTGTGGAATATTTGTTACCTGTAATGTCCTCATAGTAATCACCTTTAACATTAACAGTCATATCACCCTCAACCGTAAGGTTCAAATCACCCTTAACAAACATGTTTTTGCCTTTTAGCGAAATTTCATAATCTTCACCGATAATTTTTGTAACCCTGGTGCCATCAGGATGTATTTCATCAAATGTACCTGCCTTATGATAAGTATGAAGACGCTCTTGACCGGGTGTATCGTCAACCTCAAACACATGTCCGCTTTCAGTTTCCCTAACATGATTATAAGGATATTGAGACTTTGTTTCTTCTACGCCTTGAGGGTTAGGCTCATTCCAAGATGATGCTGTTCTCCTACCACCAGGATCGTCACCTTCAATATTAGGTGCAAAGGCAATAGGAACTTCTTTAATACGCATGGCTCGGCGGGATGCCAATGAGTAATGTTTTTCACCCATTGTGTCTCTAGCCAATCTTGATTGGTCAGATTCCGGAACTGTATTGCGTCCTGATTTGTTAGAATTTAAAGGATATTTTCCATTAGGGTCATTGAAGCCAACTTCTTTATTAGGAGGTTGCATAGACAATGCGGCAATGGTTCCCATAATAATCGGAATCTGTCCTTCTCTACCATCAGCAAAAAAACCAACAACATGTGTGCCTTCAACCATACCGCTTGCAGATTGACCAATACCTGAAACGCCCGCAGAAGTAATAGGTTGCATACAAGTTGCAAGTGGTAAGTCAGATGTAGGTAAAACAGCCTTATCAGGATTATGATATCCTATAATACGGACTCTTACTCTGCCTAGTTTACTTGGGTCATTCCTATCTTCAACAACACCTTGAAACCAACAAAATTCTGAATACACATTTTCCATTAAAATTCTCCAGCACCATCACGGGCAATTTCCAAAATCATATTGTGTCCCAGTTTATCTATATCATGTCTAATACCTATTACAATATAAACACCCGAAACTTTGTCATCAAATAAATTTTCATATTCAGGATTACTTTGCCCTTTGTCACCAACGCTAGGATAATTAAACTTGATTAATCTACCAACTTCAATATCTGTTTTGCCTGGAACTGTAATTTCATATTTTAAAACATCCAATTCAGCCAAAGAGGACTCTCGATAACATACCGAGGATACTTGTGAGATGTCAAACGCATTTTTATTACCAAATAATCCAGATGCCCCCGCTTTATATTGTCTTTTACTTAGGGGATTTGCAAACATGCCTTTAGGAATAGGATTTATATCTCCTATATGTTTAAAACTATCATAGTTTATATCCAGAACACTTTTGTCCTGTTCACGCCTAGCCGGTTGTTCAGGTGTGTAATCAAACTTAATATTGTAAATATCTTTCTTTGTCCAATCATAACCATGTGTAACACTACCATAATATCCTGAACTTTGGTTTTCGATTTGGTCAAAGTGTTTAGGATATTCCATTTTACTAACGGTTGTCATTTTATTAGAAATAAATGGTGAAGTATATTTAAAATTAGTTGAACGTTTATCCTGTGAATCTATTGTAATTTCATCTAAATTACTAACATAAACATATTCATCATACAATGTTTTTATATCTTTTTGTCCCTGTGTGAGAGCAGTTATAGAAGTAAAATAATGTCCTTTGTTAGATTCAAAGAAAAGTGTGTTTGGTAATTTGTATTCATTACCAACAGTATTTTTTGCAACGTAGTTCATACATTTAAAGGGTGACCAATAATTTGCTACAAATTCTAAGTTGTTTGAAAAATGTGGTGTATCTAGAATAGTTATTGAGGGATCACCCGAATCTTTAAATTCAGGAGTCATAACACGCGGCTCGACGATATATTCAGAAAACAATTTAAAAGCAATTTCTTCAGTTGAACCATTAAATTTTTCAGTTAGTCTAGTTATATTATCCTTCATACCTTCTATTGACATAAACTGAATTGTATAAAATTGTTCTCTATCACTGTTCAAAAATCTATCAGTTACGGCATAAATTGCAAATGTTTTGTGTATAACATTTTCAGGTGTATCATTGAGTGCAGGTGTTCTAATTTTAAATGTAATTGTATCTCTACCTACGATGGGCCCATTAGTTAGGAGATTGACAGCATCACTTACAACAACGTGTCCAAATATGCAGGGTGTATGGATACTTTCATGCAAAGTAATTTCAAGGAAAAAGTTTTGTATATCTATTGATTCTTTAATACCCGTATTAAGATAGATAGATTCTATCCTAACATCACCCGCTGATTGTTGTAAATTTTGTGCCATTATTCGTTAATCAATTGCTTAAATTCAGTGATAAAATCATTTAAATATCTAGGTTGTAAAACTTTGATAGTTTGCCTAGAATCATTCTCAAATCGTTCATGCTCCAAGTGTGTTACTTCAAACATTTCACCGGCTGTAATAAGAGCGGCATTATAATCAGAGCAAATTAGAGGACTGTCATATAATGCAAAATGATGTGTTGCATTGGCGTTTCCTGCACCATATTTCTTTTCAACAAGAGCCTCAAGTTGTTCCTCGGTGTAATACCATTCTAAGTAAGGATCTATAATATTATTAATTAACAATATGACCCAATGATATTTTGCATTATTATAAAGGAAGAAAGAAATATCCTCGGGTCTTTCTCCCGACTTAATTGTATATTCTTCAAGGAATGCTTCATTTACAATAAATGAATCTTTAGGGGCAACTCTACGAAATATATCTGTTAACGTAATTAAGGATTCGTTACCATCATTTTTTTCATCAATCTTATATAAAATTTTAGGAAAGTGTTCAAAAAACATTTTAGTAACCTTGCTCAATTCTATCTTTTGTCATAAGTTCAAGCTCTTTAAATGCTAATTGCATTGTAATTTCTGAAGGTGCGCCGCCTACATCCTTAAATGTAGTAAAAGCACCACCTGCACCATAGTCTACTTTCATATCAGTTAAAGCACAAGTAGATATTTTATTGACAAATCTATTTTCGGCGCCCCTATATCTAAATTCTATCTGAAACTCAGAAGGATATGTAAGGAAGAAATCACTTGTATCTCTACCTGAGTGCATATGGAATTTAAATGTATCAATGATTTGCATAACATTTTCTAATTCATTTCTATTTCTCGGAGCGAACTTCCATTCAAAAGCAAAGTCTCGAAAATTCATAGTTTTAAAGAGTTGTTCCTTAAAAGGATTAACTACCTTCTTAGTAAGTGTTTGGACCGTGCCGCCAAAATCTACATTTAGTCCTATTTGTTTAAAAATATCAGAAACACCTATCAAACCTCGACCTATTGCCTCACCTGCTCCCCCAGCATTTTTTAGAAAGTCCTCCATGGATGTTGTTCCAGGTCCTACTTGTGTTAAAGCACCACCTATTGTTCCAAGTTCAGTATCCTGCCATTGTGCGCCATACTTAGTGCTAAGAGACTGAGGAATATAAAGTTGAATAATTGTATTTGTTTTAATAAGTCCTGTTCTAGAATTAAGTGCATTAGCACCTAGGGCAAATCCACCAATACCTAAGGCTGTTTTTAATAATCCACTACCGCTGAGAGCTTTTCCGGTTGCAAAACCAGCCGCACCAGACACGGTTCCTAATGCGACAGCCTGAGCAGTACCTACACTTGCTCCTTGTTCTGCATTTACTCTATTTTCACTACTATCTGAATATAAAGCACCTGGAGCCTCACCATTTCTAATAGCTTTTGCTTCATTAGAAGGTATTCTTTCTAGGATATTAAACACCATAGAGTGTGGTTGAATTTCGGAATCAATGTCTTGAGGATACCGGTATGTTGTTTTTTGTTTGCGCCGTTTGGCACGTTCAACTCGTTCTTCAACATTTAAGTCAGCATTGCCTTGGGGAACTTCTTTTATAACAGAATTGGCTTGGGATGCCTCTTCATTACTAGATGTGACTGCATCCTTATTTTGGCTAATCTCATCGTTTCTGTTTGGACCACCCCGAGAATTTTTTCTTCTCTGTCTTCGTTGTCCTGGTGTTAATGCGCTTGCCATTTGTGATAAATACCTTTATTGTGTTATTTTAGACTATTTATATGACCTATACCAAAAATTTACACCAAGGGCGTTTTATTCCTCGCAATCCTAAAAAGTATCGCGGCGACCCTACTAATATTATTTATCGCTCTAGTTATGAGCTTAAATTTATGAATTGGTGTGATATGAATGAGGACCTTCAAGAATGGGGTTCCGAAGAAATTGCAATACCTTATAGGTCACCCCTTGATAATAAAATACACAGATACTTTCCTGACTTTTATATAAAGGTAGGTAAGAAGAAATATCTAATTGAAATAAAACCAGAACGTTTTACAAAAGAACCTACAATACCCAAAAGAAGAACAAAACGTTTTATCAACGAGGTAAAACAATGGGGCGTAAACCTAGCAAAGTGGGAAAGTGCCAAAGAGTTTTGCATTGACCAGGGCTGGGAGTTTAAAATTATTACAGAGAAAGAATTAGGCATCTCGTATAAATAGTCGTATGGCTAATCCTTTTGAAACAATACGACTAAACGCAGGCGATACAAAACGTTCTGTAAATTGGTATCAGGATCAAATCAGAAAACTTGCAGGCGGTATTAATGCACCTGGACAAGTATTTGCATCTGACTTGGGTGAAACTTCTGGACGTCCGGAAGTAGGTAGCATGTATATGTTTGTATATGACCCTAAGACAAAAGCAAAGTTGCCCTACTATGACAGATTCCCCCTTGTATTGCCCTATGACAATGCCACAGGAGGGTTCTACGGGCTTAACTTACATTACTTGCCTTATATGTTAAGAGCAAGATTACTAGGTGCATTAATTGAAACAAAAGATTCAAGAACCATTGGTCCAGATACACAAATGAGATATAACTGGAATATTTTGCAAAGTGCATCACGTTTTCCAGGAGTTCAGCCTACAGTGAAGCGTTATTTGTTTAACCATATAAGATCAAGAATTTTAAGAGTCAACCCTGAGAATTGGCAGACAGCTATTATGTTACCAGTCGAAAAATTTGAGGGTGCTGGCAAACAAACAGTATTTAACGATTCAATGGCGGCAATCTAATGGCAGATTCATACTTCAAGTTTAATGATTTACTTGCAAAAGTAAGAAAAGAAGATTTATCACGAGCAGGTAGATTTGAGATAGAAATAAACGGTCCTCCTGGTCTTGGTTATGATAGACATGTTTCTATTTTATGCGAAGAAGCCGCGGTTCCAGGAATACTTATACCTAGTGCGCCTGTAAAAATTGGTAACTGGACTGAATTCCGTGCCCAGAGTTTGGAATACCTAGGGGAATCAGCATCCTTTACTTTTTATTGTGATGCTAATTGGGACGTTCGTGCATACTTTGAGGATTGGATAGGTAGTGCAACTGTAGATCCTCTGTCTAAGGAAGTAGGTTTTTATAATGATTATACCGGTAGAATAACAATATACACATTGGATAGGGGCGATAGAAGAACTGGAGAATGGACACTTGTAGATGCATTTCCTCGCACCATTGCACTAACACCTTTGTCTGCATCCAATGAAGGAATCAATCGTGTAAACGTTATAATGCAATACAAATATTGGAAGTCTGATGGACTGCCGGTTGATAGTCGATACAAGGGACTTAAACGTTTTCTTAACTTCAAAGATTTGGACCTTAGGGAAATACTTAGAAGAAATTTATAATTAGGAGTAAATATTATGCTACCTCAGGTAGATGTGCCTTTAATTGAAATCGAGATGTTTTCTACAAAAGATATCGTTAATTTCAGACCCTTCCTTGTAAAGGAAGAAAAAATGCTTGTCATGGCTAGTGAAACTAATGACATTAATGATATGATGAAAGCCACACAGCAAATCATAACAAATTGTTCTTTTGGAAAAGTTGAGGGAGATAAACTTCCCTTATTTGAACTACAATATATTTTTCTGAAACTTAGATCTGCGTCCATATCTAATGCAATAGATTTGAATATGGTTTGTGGTGATTGCGGAACACAATATAATCATCAGTTAAATTTAGAAGATTTAGAACTTACACTAGATGAGGATCACAAGAATCCAATAAAACTTTCCAAGACTATGGCAGTGGAAATGAAATATCCTGATGCCAAGGAAATGGCTGAGTTATTGGAAGGCGACAACAATGAAGCGATATATGCACTTGTAGCAAAAAGCATTAAAACAATTTATGACGATGATGAAGTTATTGAGTGTGATGAAATATCAGAAACAGAGATGTATCAATGGGTAGAAAATTTACCAGCAACAAACTTTGAAAATATTAGAGAGTTTTTTGAAACAATGCCCGCTCTCGAACATCTTATAGAATTTACATGTGCTAACTGTGGGAAGGAAAATTATCTTAATTTAAACGGTTATGTAAATTTTTTCGTATAAACCTCTCCCATGAATCGTTAGAAAACTTTTTTAAAACCAATTTTTTATTAATGCAGGAACATAAATACTCATTAACAGAAATAGAAAATTGGTTGCCTTGGGAGAGGACCGTTTATATTGCAATGCTAATAGAACATCTTAAGAAAAAAGCCGAAAAGAATAAAAATGGAAAGTAGAAATATAAACGATAATATTATTAGCCGAGGGTTTGACCGCGGAGGTAAATTTACTGTATCTGCAACAAAGAGATTTTTAGGTGTAGATGAAAGTGTAAAAGGCTTTGGTGCGGTTGCAATGCAGGCATTACGTCCGGGAACACTTTACGGTCGTAACACTTCTATAGGTTCAGCAAGGGCATCAATGCCAGGCACAACTCCACAAACTACACAAGCGGCAGGCAATGTTACAATACCCGAGGATCCTACTGAAAGTTTAATCGCAGAAGAAATAGCGTCTCTTAATGCAAATCTCGAACAAAATATTAGAGCTCTTGACAACACCCTTGAAGCAAATGTTAAGTTAATGTCAAGAGACGTTGCCTCTTTAACAAGGCAAATTGCTGACCAAGCAAATGATATGGATTTGAATCCTGACAGCCCAACAAGACGACAGATTGACGATTTGATTGAAGAACAGGAAGCCACAACAAGAGCTATATTGAATATGGGCGGAATGAATATGGGTGGTATGATGGGCGGCGGTTTACCTTTTCTGAGTAAAGGACGCGGCAAGGGTGGTAGAGGAGGACGTATAGCAGGAAGAGCAGCCGGTGCCGCTGGCATGGGTGCAGGCGCAAATGCTCTTAAAGGAGCAACACAAGCAAACCTTCCTAAGGGTACCAAATTAAATTCAGCCGGAAGATTGGTTGATGCAAAATCAGGTAAATTTGTAAAAAATCCTGCTGGACAGACACAGACAAAGATAAAACAAAATATTGGGGATAAAGTAAAGAAAAAAGTTGGTTTGAAAATAGGTGCTAAACTTGCAACCAGAGGTGCTTTGGCAGCAACCGGTATAGGTGCAGTTGCAAGTGCAGGATTGCTTGCATTTGATGTGGGTGAGGCTGTCTTCAGTAAAGGTGCAAGAGCCGAATATACTATGACAAACCCAATGGCATCTGAAGAAGATAAACAGGCAGCATTGGATTATCTTATAAAAGAGGATCCAGAAAGATTAGGTATAGAAGGTCTTGAAGATGTTTCACCTGAAAAACGTATGGACTTCCTATCTGCACAGGACGAAAATCCAGAACTGACAAGCGAACAATTCAATACACAAATGATAGAAGATCAGGGCGGCCCAACAGATAAACAATTGGCTGATTTACAGTCCAAAGTAACCGACCAAACTTCTGGCTTCTTCAATAGAAAAAGTAACGACCTTGAAGAAGCACAGGCATTGATTAAAAGTTCTGGTATGGAAGGTAAAGTTATTGCAAAAGAAACAAACAATGGTATTGAACTTGAAAGAGTTACAGAAGATACAACTAAAGGTATGGATGGAGCAGGGCAAACACCTCCGATAGTAGTAAATGCTCCTCAAGCGGCACAAGCACCTCAACCTGACATTGTTGTAACATTACCTAAAACCATCTTGTCACAAAATCCGTCAGCACGGAAATTTATTGCATCAACATTCTAAAAAAAGGGGGCAACATAATGTCGCCCCCTCCTAACTAACTAAACTAAGGATTAGTCTTCTTCTGCTAATTTAGCAAAATAACTTAGTGTATCCTCGTCATCATCTGAATCTACACTTGAGGAAACTGTGACTGTATCAGATGTAGCTGCCGTAACTGCAACCAAATCCTCAATGTCATCTGTTCCTGTTTGTGCAGAAATAGTTTCTGCTGTTGTAACTTTAGCACCACCTGAAAGGACTTGATTAAGTTTAGCTTTCAGTTCATCATATGTTTTAAAGTTTTTCGGATCAACAAGTTCAGCAAGTGAGTGTTGTTTAACCCAGATTGCCTCAATATCATCATCAGATTCGGCAACAGGAGTAGGTGAAGATTCAAACTCCGACTTATCATAGTTTCTATAACCATCAACTTGACGAGCCTTCAGTTTAAAGTTTACACCTTCCCAGAAGTCAAAAGGATTAACTGGTGTTTCATCCTCAAACTCTGGTTGCATAACGTCCTTAATTTTGTCAAAGATTTTCTTACCAAACTTATAGAGGAAAACTTGGCCTTCATTGGCTGGATTAGCAGGATCTTTAACAACAAGAACATTTGCATAATAAGACAAACGGCGTTTCTGCTTACGAGCAACGTCCTTATTTGCCTCTGTCCCACTGTTCCAAAGCTCACTGTTAAGTTCTGAAACAGGGTCAGGTTGACCAAGGGTAGTAAGTGAATTTTCAATATACCACTTACCTGTTGGACCTTGGAAACCATGGTTCCAAAGACGAACCCACGGAAGTTCTTCACCCTTAGGCGGTGCCAGGAACCGAAGAACAGCATAACCGTTACCAGCAGAATCTACTTGTAGCTTCCACTCGTTACCGTCATCTTTGTTATAGTTTTGTTGGGGGGAATCAATTTTTTCGACTTCTTTCATTAAATTATCGAAAGAGCCTCTTGCCTTACGCAAGTCTGAAAGTGAATTAAACGACATATTTTTTCTCCGTATAAGCGTTGTATGTTTGTGTATGTTGTCCTGTATAAGCGGACATATTATTTATAAAAGTTTTCACTTACATGCCTCATTTTATTTGTAATTTGGACAAACGGACGATACTTCTTAACTAACATTGAAACGTCCTCTAAGAATATATCATCAGAGTCCATAGTAACATAATTGTATATTTTGTCAAGCACAACTAATGTTTCTATGGATATTAGGTGACCAAAATATAACCTGTAGATTAAAGGATGATATCCATCTTCAGATGTAAAAGGATTTGCAATACTTTCCTTCTCCATCTCCAATTCAATCTTAGCAATATCCTGTTCAAATATGTAATCAAGTTTTTGTTTACGAGACTTCCATATTTCATATGTTTCCTTTGCATTGGCATCGAAGACACCGCCCCACTTGTCGCCGGAAACAAAGTTAGCAACAAGTAAATCTATAATCTCACGCCGCTTGTAATCGCGAGCAAGTTTACGCATAGCTGTCAAGTCTTTGCGTTTAAGGAAAGCATTTTGACTTGCCCTTACTGCACCTTTTGTTTTTGTTATGTTATAATCTTTTTTTGTAAAGTGTAATTTAAGAGCGAGGTATAATCTATATACTTCAAATGGTTCCATTAGAAAGGTAACTTACTAGTTTTCTCTTTTAACAAATTAAGTGATTCTGCT